CCGAATTATGCTGCTCCAGGAGATCCAGACTTAGCTCCATTTGCTGGAAAAACCGTAAAAGAAGCTTCAGCAAAAATACAAGAAGACTTAACAACATCTATACAAAAAATAAAAGATGAATATGAAAAACAGCGTAAAGATATAATCAAGAATTCCTTACAGATAAAGGCTCAGATTAAATTAGAGGATGCTAAAATCAAATTATTGCAAGATGAAATAGCTGCAAGCAAAATAGCTGTAAATCAAGCCAAGACGCAAGGTGTCAGCCCAATTGAAATAAACAAAGAGGAGAGTAGAATTAGACAGCTAGAAAGTGATTTAGGCTCCGCAGAATCTTCTCGTAAAAAAATCGCTCCAATTAATACTGTACAAGAAAATATAAATTTACAAGCTGAAAAAGCAAAAAAAGAAGCTAAAGCTCAAGCTGATGCCGCAGCTTTAACTACCGCTGTATCTCAAAACGCCAGAAGAAGTTTAACGAATCCAATTGCACCAAGAGTAGTTGATCCCAAAGCAGATAAAGCGGGTAGAGATCTTCTTGGACCTATTTTTGCGGTTCAAGGAGCAATGACGGCATTGGCAGGAGCTACGAGTGATTCATCTAACGAATTTGCGCAAGTCACTAATGCGTTGGCTGGCGGATTAAGTTCATTTTCCAGCGTTTCGTTTGCATTTTCTGGACTTGGTCAAGTTGTACCTAAATTTGCTTCTGTTCTGGGACCAGCTGGACTCGCAATTGGAGGATTGACAGCGGCATATCAAATCGGAACTACACTATTTAATAAATATTCAGGTATTACTACCGCTGTTGCTATATCAGTAGAAGCAATGGGTAAAGCTGCGGAAGGCGCTACTATTAGTTTAGATACACTTGGAGTAGCTAGAAAAGAAGAAATTAAAGAAAGAGCAAAAGAAATCGGAAGTGATTTAGGTTATGGAGAAGTCATGACGTTTTCTGCTCCTGATATAAGTGATGCTGGTCTTAGTACTGCCGAAGATTTCACAGGTAGAAGAACAGCCCAATTTCAAGGATCATTTGGTGGAGTTTTAAATAAAAAGTTAGAAGAACAATATTATTCAGTAATTGAACGCGCTACCGCACAACAAGTTCCAGAAAGTACAATTAAAGGACAAATTGAAATAATAAAAAAAGATGGAATAATTCTAGCTTCTGAATTGAGAAGTTTCTCTTTTAAAATGGCAGATGCCGCGAAAGAATCTTCAAAACAAGTCGTAATTTTCTTAAAGTCAATTGGAGAGAGTGCGGCTGGAGTTTCAGATAAATTAGCTAGAATGTCTGAGGAGCAGTTCGGTGAACTATTAGATACCGCTACAATTCAAGATCCTGAAAAACGCGCACAAGCGGCTGGATATCCAACTGCAGCGGAGTATAAAGGTGCGGGGTATGAATTTAGGGGATATGATTTATCAGATAGAATTCAAACCCAATTGGGAATATCAGAAGAACAATACAATAAAGTATTTAAAGATTTAGATGATAAACAAAAGGGCGATATATTAACTAAAGCAAGAACAGAAGCCATAGCTACAAAGAGTCAAAAAGAAATAGATGAGCCTCAAAAAGAAAGAGACTTACAAGTAAATCTTGGAAGATTACAAGCTGAGATAAATTTAAATCAAAAATTAAGCGATAAGAAAAAATTAATTCTTAATGAAGAGCAAACGCAAAAAGAAAAAATAGCGGAAATTGAAAATAATATATCTCTATCTGAGAATGCAAAATTAAAAGCTATAGCAAAAATTAATGAGACATATGGAAGATCCATCGCTTTATTAAATGAACAAGAGCAACAAGCAAAAAATATAGGAGACGCACTCATTAGTGGACTAACTGGAGTAGCGGGAATTCCTGGAGATCAAATTCCTGAGTTTGCAGATAAAATTGAATCAAAAGTATTACCTAAATTTGATGGTAAAGATATTAATCTTTATCAAGACCGATTACGAGATTTACTAACCGACCCAACATTAAAATTACCGTCAGAAGCCGTCAAGCCATTGATTGAAGCGTTGTCCAAAGCAGTAGTGCTTAATAAAGAATCTTCAGATGAAAAACAAAAACAAATAACTGCATTAGAAAAAGAATATGGCATTCAAATAAAATCAATTGATGCAACATCAGGTAAACTATCTTTAGAAAAAGAAATCAGCGCTCAAATCGAAGCCCGCAATTCTGGAGCATCTTTTGCAATAGAAAAAAGAGTTTTGAATAATGCGTATGAAAGTTTATCAATCAACAAAGAAATCGAACGTATCAAAAGAGATACGGCTCTTAACGAATTACAAAAAGCCGAAGAAGTTTACAAATTAGAATTAAAAAGAAAAAATTTAGAATCCACTGGAATAGGAATTGGTTTAGAACAAAAAACATTGAATATTGATCAAGAATTAATCAATAGAGCTAGATCAGCAATTGAGGGTAGTACGAGGATAGCTTCTGGTGGATTACCTTCAAATTTAAAAATAGAAGATCTAAGAAAAATAGCTGAAATTGATCCTGGCACATTAAGCAAAATTGACGTTGCGATACAACAAGCCGATGAACAAAGAAAATTAGCGCAAAAAGAAGCAGATAATTCAAAAGCTGGTCTTGGTGATGTAACAAGAGGTGGCATTTTAGATAAAGTTGATAGAGGCTTTTCTGGCGGAATGAGTGATGCAACAAAAGTTTTGCAAGCTCAAATTGCGACATTTGCATTTGATCTTGGAGAAAAAATACCCCAAATGTTCTCAGACAACATGTCTAGTGCCATCAATAAAATGATTGAAGGTGGAGAAAGTTTCAGCAGCGTATTGCGAGGGGCTGCATATGAATTTGTTAAAGGCATAAACCAAGCAAACATACAAAATCTTTCAAATAAATTCTCTAACTTTTTGTTTGGATCTGATAAGACGGGTGGCAAGTCTGGCATTGCATCTATATTTGGATTTGCATCTGGCGGTAAAGTAAACGGCGGATCTGGAACTAAAGATGATATCCCAGCAATGCTTATGGGCGGCGAATATGTCGTCAATAAGAAAGCTGTATCCAAGTATGGAGCGCAGTTCTTGGAGTCCTTGAACAACGGAACTTTAATGGGTTATGCTAAAGGCGGATCAGTTCAAAAAGGTCCACAAGGAAACTTCTATACCCCAGGAACTTTTGGTCAGGGCGCAATATCTGGCAAAAGAAATCTTTTGGATTTCGCAACTCAAACTGGCACTTCTGGACAATTCGATCAAATGATCAATGAGTCTGGCTACCAGTCTGTTTCTTTAGAGCCAGAGAGTTCAATGCTTTCTGTTTTTGGAATGAGAAATTCTCCGATGTTTGAGGCAACTCAATCAGCTAAAGGACAAGCTTTTGATTTGTATTTGCAACAATATAGAGCAGAGAAAGAAGCCAAAAAAGCAGAAAAAGAACAAAAGAAAGCATTTAGAACACAATTGATTATGATGGCTGCTTCTGCGATAGCGACTCCAGTTATTGGCGCAGCAGCATCTGGATTTGGAGCAGCATTTAAAGGCGCTGCTGGTCAAGGAATAATGTCCCAGTTAGGAGCTGGATTCAAAGGAGTTTTCACTGGTGGAAATATTGGGGGAACACAAGTTGGAGGATTGGGTAATCTTTTTAGTAGTGTCGGAAAGGCGTTTACGGGAGATTTTGCTGGCGCAGGCAATCAATTTAAATTATCTCAAATTGGAAGCGTTAAACAATTAACTGATCTATATAAATCAGATAAGTCATTTGCTTCTTATTTTGATAGTATGGGAGGATTTAATACGTCGGGCGCTCCAAGAGCAATTGAAGCTTCTGGATTTGGCGGGGGTGTCTTTCAGTCTGGAAATGTAAATAGATTTGCTGGTGGAGCCGAAGCGTCAGATATTGCGGAAGCTCAAAGAGGGTTGGGTATAACGAGCGATGTCGAATCATCGACACCAAGATCAAATATGTTTAAGAAAATATTTGGTGGAATCGGTGGAATACCTAGTAGAATTAGAAACTTATTTGGAGGCTTAGGAACTAGTTATGGTAATGGCATATTTGATGAATATGGAAACTATAATGAAGAAGCGGCGGCAGCGTGGGAAAAAGCGAATGGTTGGGGTAGAGCTACAGGCGGAATGATTCCATCTATGTCTGGCATAGACACGGTTCCAGCAATGCTTTCTGGTGGAGAGTTTGTTATGAACCGTTCAGCAGTTCAAGGAATCGGAGCGCCAAATCTTCAGTCGATGAACTCTGGTGGAACTTCTATCACTTCAGAAGAGACTAGCAAAGAACTCAACGAAAAACTCTTGGCAAAACTTGATGAGCTTATCAACTCATCTGGATCAACTGGCAGTATCACAATCAACGTAGCACCATCTGGTCAGACAACTCAAGAAACCTCACAAGATCCATCCGCAGGTCGCCAACAACTTGCTCGTCAAATTAAAGATGCAGTATTACAAATCATCAATGACGAGAAAAGAATTGGAGGCACTCTAAGAAGATAATATGTTTGATTTATTAAACAACTACGAGAATAAAGTTTTCATCTCTGGGCAGGAATTGCTTGGAGTTGAGAATGTTAATATTTCTTATTCTAATTCCCCATCTATTGCAAGATTCTTGGGAATAGCGGTTGGACAAACACTGATTGGTGGAGATAGTCAAAAGCAAGTATCATTCTCGCGGTATTTGATTTATAACGATCCAATATTATCATTGACAGGCTCTTCACCGACCAGCGGCAGCATCAACTATAATGGTCAAGCCTACGGCTTCAACAGCGGCTTCTTGACCGAATACAGCGTCAATTGCGCTGTCGGCACAGTTCCATCTACTAATGCTAGTTTATCTGTTTATGGAGAGATGCGAAGTGGCATCAACCATTCAGGATCAGTCACAGTCCCAACAATCTATATACCAAATCAAGGATCAATAACTTTGACTTGCGACAATTCCACTACCAATAGAGTTGTTGGTTTTGATTACTCAGTTAAAATAAATAGAGAACCCATTTACAAAATTGGATCAGTTTTTCCAGCAGAAGTAATAACAGATCGCGTTTTAGAGTTCAATGCATCCGTGCAGATTGATGTTGACGATGCATTTTTACAAAACTCAACTGGATTTTTATCAGGAAGACAAAACAAAACAGTAACTTTTGCTGTAAAGTCAAAAGACAACACACAAACTCTTCAGCAATTAACGATACCAAACGCTTCGTTAGTTGGAGAGACTTTAGCGTCATCTGCTGATGGCGGTGTAAAATTAACTCTTAACTATATTGGTCACTCATGAGCGATTCTTTTTACGATAGAACCACAGGTAACATAAGCGGTATCAGTCCATTGGCATCGTTAGCTTCTGTATTCCCAGCCTATGGCTCAAGGGTAGCCATAACATCGCGCAACAGCGCTTATGAAACACAAAACGGTTATTATAATATGATGCCAATGTCAGTTAATAACTTGAATGCTAAGTTTGAGTTGCGTTATGATTTACCAGAAACACAAGCTCAACAATTAGTTAGATTTTTAGAGTTGAAGAGCGGTGAAGAATTTATTGAATTTGATGATCCATCTGATTTTTATAAAAAAGTAACTGGTGTCTGCGATAATTATGCTATTAATCATATAAACAAACGACACTACGAAGTAGCATTTTCGCTGGAAGTATTTCAAGCTTCTTCTGTACTCAATTGGTCGGGAATGTCATATATCAATACAGCCCCAAAAACTTGGTCAAGTGGTCAAGCTTTCACAAAATACGATATACTTTATTCTGGAGTAAACAGCAATAAATTAGATAACTTTTACTATTGCACAGAAGGACACACCTCTGCTAGTTCATCACTTGATGGTCCTACAGGATCAGGCGCGAAATGGAGTCAATCGTTCTTTTTCGAACCAGATGTCGGAGTTCAAAATGACGTAAAGATGAGGGTCGATACCCTAGATTTTAAAAACTCATTTATCCAAAAAATAAATTCTTCGCGTAATATTTCGCTGGTCAATTGGCAGTATAAGTTTGAGAATATTGATGATCAAAAAGCTAAAGCAATATTTCACTTTTTAGAAAACAAATTTGGCTATAGAAGATTTTATCATACGCCGTCTTCTGTTTATAATAGATTGAAAGTATACTACTCTCCATCATGGCAGCATACATGGAACTATAATAATTCACATACATTGGAAGTTGAAATAGTGGAAGATCCGCTAGGAATAGTTCCCCAAGATCAATGAGCAAATTCATATTAAAAAGCAACTCAGCAATACTAGCTACTTCTCCGACTCCCGCTTGGACTACGGTAGAACAAAGTGGTTATTTTGTGCCTTTAGTTCAAGGCTCTGACATTTCCGTATCAATTGATAGACAAACGTCTAAGCAGGTAGGATCACAAAAATATGCAGTTGATTCGGTAGTTAGATCTCCTAATGTTTCTATTGATGTTAATTATATTTTCTCGCCGCAATTAGTAAATGAGTATCTTTTTGGATTAGCTCTTACCGCAACTGGATCTGGAAAATCATTAGCTTCTGGCATGTCGAATAGGGATCAGAATTTTTATTTGATTATAAATGATGAAAATGGTAATGACATATTGAAAAATTTCACAGGAGTTTCGCCACGAACAAATTTTAGCGGAATGACATGCGCATCAATCGGAAATTGTTTTTTGAAAAATTATTCAGTAGGATTTCAAGTAGGATCTCTACCAACAGTGTCAACTTCATTCGACGCATCCAATTTGCAAATCACAAATATGACTGGATCTATAGTCAGTATTCCAGCAATCAATCTTGTATCAGGAAATAATAGTGGATCTGGTTTTTTAGATTTTAGCAATTTAAAAAATACGCTATCTGGATATGCAACTCAATTCACAACTAACCAACCAAATGTTTATCGTTTGCCAGTGGTATCTCCTCAAAATGTGTCAGCACAGCTTGAAAATCTACAGATGGGTGGGGCAACTCTTGTCAGCGGAGCTATTATTCAATCTGTAAATCTTTCAGTACCATTTGAAAGAACAGATTTATATGGCTTAGGAAGTAATCATGTGTATGGAAGAAAACTGCAATTCCCAGTAAGAGCATCAGTCGATGTTAGCGTTCTAGTGGAAGATTTTTCTACTGGTAACGTGCATTTATTAAATCAATCAGAAAAAAGCTATAACTTCGATATTACATTTAGCGATACTCAAAAAACTGCATCTGGTCAATTTCAGATACGTGATGCAAAAGTTAATTCTTTTTCATACTCGATGCCAGTAAACAACAGATTAGAATTTACTGCAAATTATTCAGTTGAAGTTACTGAAGCTTCTGGATTCTCAATGAGAAGATTGTAATTATTTGCTTCCGAAATCAACACTGATATTCCTGCTCTCAAACGATTTCATTTGAGATGGATGCTTTGCTCCTTTACGCTTTTCGGAGTAGTCTTTATAATACTGTTGTTTTACTGGATCTACGCCACCAGCCATTTCCGCTCTTTGATGACTAAGCTCCGCGCTTTTATCTATCAAGTCTCCATATGTTCCTTTTTTATTGCCAGTTTTTCTAACAAAGTCGCTCGTCTTAAATGGATCAATTTTTGAATCAAAAGAAGCATTGGGAACAGTAAAAATTCTTTTCCAAGTAGTTTCATCACCGTTTTCTCCAAAGTATTCATGAACTTCACTCATTGTTTGGAAGATCTCAATGTACTCTTCAGTTTCAGAATTTATGTAACCATAGAGAGGCATTATGCGAATGATTCAAGAATTCTCTGTGCAGTAACAGCGTAAGTCATTTGCTCGCCCAATTTAATTCCAGCTGTGTTGATAGGTTGTTCTGCAAGGCGTTTTTCAGCTTTTTCAAAAGCTTCTAACATTGCTTTTTCAGAATAGCTTGGAAAGCTTCCTTGATTAAAGCTTTGACCAGAAAGAAAGAACGCTCCATCGTGACTATCAATATGAGAATCACATTCTACGAGAATTGAGTTTTCTTCGGTTGCCCAATCTTTATGAGATGTAGCGTTAGAAACAATAGACCACTTACCAAGACACGTTGCGTTAAAGCTCGGCAGATTCCAACCTTCAGCGTAACTTAATCCAGTAAGATCAATATCAATTGCATTAAGCAGTTCATTGACTTCTTGATTAGTTTTTAGATAAGGAAGAAAATTAATATTCGAATACCTCTTACCTTCAAGAACACCATTGATGATTTCGTTCATTTGCTCTGGCTTGAAGAATGGGTTTGTAATACAACAAGAAAGTTGATACTTATTGTTGTTTCCATACTTTTCTAACCAAGCTTTAATAATGCCACCAGTGTTTTTCCTTTTCTCAAACTTACCCATTAATCCAAAATGAGTTACGTCTTTTAGGTATGTGCGGTCGGTTCTATGAAAGTCTTGATCGAATCCAAGAGGCGCGAAAATAAAGTTATCACACCCTTTTTGTTTAAACAAATCCAGTGCATAATTAGAAGTGACAATTACCTTATCTTGTGATTTGGCAATAGCAACTTCCATATCAGTAGGCTCACTGCATTCATAAAATGTAAAAAGATTTTGACAATGAGACTTGCGATCTTCTCCACCACTAAAGTGCCATAACTTTAATGATGGAGATTTTTCTGAAAGCACAGAGTAACGATTATCAATCGCTTTTTGTAAATACTGTTTGAAATCTTCTGAAATTCCAAAAGTAGATAGATCAACATTTCCAACTGGGAAAAGCCCGATATTAAGATTCAATTTATAAAACTCCCGAAGAATGTTAACAGAAACATTTCCAAAGCTAAGGGAATTAATAGGAGCTTCTACTATTAGGCTTTTCATATCAATCAAAATGGAATATCGTCGTCGCCGTTTTCGTCAGATGTTTGTGGCTTTGAAGATGGCTTTGCTGACTTGTCGTCTTCATCTTTTTTACCACCGCCATTACTGAGGAATTTGATTTTATTTCCGCGAATAAAGTTTTTAGTTTTTTCAACTCCTTCTTTATCTTTCCAACTGCTTGAGCTAAGCTCACCTTCAAAGTAAATTTGACGACCTTTAGTAAGGTATTGTTGGCAAGTTTCTCCGAGTTTTTCCCAGCACTCAATGTCAATGAAACATTTGTTTTTTGAGTTAGAGTCTGAGATACACATTCTCATACGGCAAATAGATTTACCAGTTGAGGTTGATTGAGAGGCGGGGTCAGCCACCAGATGTCCTATTCCTACGATTGTATTATGCATTTTGTATAATTCTTTTAATTTTATTGATGAATTTGTCGTGTATGTCGATGCAGCCTTGTATAGACATTTTCAAACATTGAGCGACTTCTTTCCATCCATGTGGCTTATTGTAAGTCAATCCATAGCGCATGTCAATAATTTTTTTGATTCTTTCGTCTTTTTGATCTTTAGCCATTTGGATAACCATCGCAAGAGATTCTTGTGTTTGAATTTGATCTAAGAAAAATGAATTATCGGGGCATTGATCGAAATTCTCATCAAGAGATTCGCGTTGAAATTTCTTTTGCTTGTTGTAAATATTGAGACAGCGCCAGCGAGTTTCATTCGCAAGATACGTCGAGAATTTCACATTTCGCTCTGGATCAAATTTTAAAGCAGCAGAATAAATGTAATAATCTTTTTCCTCAATAATTTCGTTTTTATCAATAAAAAATGATGCTCTACCTATTGTTTTACTAACGGTGTCGATATAAATTCCAGAATGCTTGTCGATTAGACATTTAAGGCTTTCACTATCGTTATCTTGTTTTATTTTTTCAATCAATGAAATGTCTGTGTCCATAATTTAATTTGTTCATCGTCAACGGTTTTCTCAATTACTTCGATAGCGATTTGCTTTAGCATTTTTTTGTTTTCGTCGCCAACAGTTTGCCAAGTAAGCTGGAAGTCTGAGCTTGCTTTGAGAATTGGATTATTTGAAGCTTCGTCATCATTTGCTGGTGGTATCAAGATATCTCCATCAATTCTGTCGATAAAGATACAATAGCTATTGTGCTGCCTCAACCAATCCATTTCATTTGGATAGCGAATATCTGGAACAATGTAGACGCATTCATCTTTCATTTTTTCTACGGCTTTTTTGAGCCAAATATTTTCATCAAGCTTGCGGCGAACGTGAGTTCCCCAAGTGACAAGAAGAGGTCTAATTATATTTTTCTCTTCCGTATTGTTAGTATAAACGTCAATGCCTAAAGTTTGATCTACAAAGTCTCGTAGTTCATCTTTCAATGAATCAGCAAGATTAATCTTTTTACTTTTGATACCAATATCGGCAAGAACTTCTTGAATTAGCTCTGCCATAGTATCTTTGCCGCAGCGAGCGTTGCCACAAATTCCGATAATTGTTTTAGGTTCGTCTATCATAATCCTGTACTTCCAAAGCCCCCATTCCCTCTTTCCGTTTCATCTAACATTCCGATTATCAATTCTGTAGGCTCGATTGTCTTAGAGAAAATTAACTGACCGATACGATCACCTTTCTTATAAATTTTATTATCGCTAACTTCAAAAAGTAAATTGCCACCCGCAATTGTCATGTCTCCAGGATGAGTAATATAACCGAATCTAAATTTAATCGTCCCCCTGTAACCATTGTCAATTAGACCGATAGAGTTGCGCAAAAATAAATTTGTTTTAGAAATAGAGCTTCTTGCAATAGCAAGTGTATGATAGCCTTCTTCTGGTGCGATTTGAAGCCCAGTGTCATATTCGATATAATCTATTTTAGACCAATAAGGTCCAAACGCCTGAGTTCCGACAATGACGGGATCACTATTAGCAATCACATCAAAACCAGCATCACCAATTTTCGCTGGCGTATTAAAGTAATCAAAGGAATTAATTGATAATTTCATTAGTTTTTGTTATTTAGATTATTTTCTAAAGGACCGATTCTTTCGGCAAGATCTTTAGCAAATTTATGCATTCCGATATCCGCCAATACAAAAGGTGCGTAAATAAATTCTGATTGTTTTTTATTCAATTTCACGGGGATAACTTCTATTGTAGCACCTACAGAGAAACCATCGGATGGAGAGTTCACTTGTCGATTTAAAGCCGCTGTCGCTGCTTCCATTGGTGACTCAGCAGACTCGATAAGACAATCCCAATCTGCACTAGAACAGATATACGATTGTGTTGTTTTTTTATCTTTCATACGTAATCAATTTATACTAAAATCAAGCTTTGTCAAGATCTTTTTTATTTATTCGAATAAATTAATTTCACATTACTTTACGATATGAAAAAACGCAAGCGTATAGAATAACTTTTCGAAAAATTAATTTATTAAAATGATTAGTAATTACTTTACGCTAGACGTTTAGGTAATCGAAAGCTTTAGTTTTCGGCGGGGAGTTGTAGATAAGCGTATACGTATAGGTAAGCGTCAAGTTATACTACTATACAATAGTTATTGATTAAAGTATACGTTATAGACTTGACAAAAGCTTTAGTTTTAGATCGCAAAGTACTACGTATTCATTATAAATACAAAAATCTACTTGTCAAGAAAAAAAATATTAAAATTTTCTGTTGACATTGGGTTAAATTAAACTTAGGGTGTAACCATATTAGCAATGATCTTTGAAGAACAAATCTCCCGTAAGCCGAATAAATATCCATGGACTGAACAATTTATTGATGCAATGCATCAAGGCTTTTGGACAGATAAAGAATTTACTTTTAAAACCGATTTTCATCAGTTTAAAACCGTACTTAACGATAAAGAACGCGAAATTATTGTCAGAACACTTTCTGCAATTGGGCAGATTGAAGTCGCCGTTAAAACATTCTGGGCTAAGCTCGGAGATAACCTTCCGCACCCTTCGCTTTCTGATTTAGGCTTTGTAATGGCGAACGTCGAAGTGATCCATAATAATGCCTATGAACGTCTTTTGCGTGAATTAGATATGGAGGATGTTTTTGAGGAAAACCTCAAGCTCGAATGGATTCAAGGTCGAGTAAAGTATCTTAAAAAATATACCCATCGTTTTTATAAAGACTCGAAAAAGCAGTATCTTTACGCTTTAATTTTGTTCACTCTTTTTGTTGAGAATGTTTCTTTGTTCAGTCAGTTTTACGTTATCAACTGGTTCGCTAAGAACAAGAACGTCCTCAAAGATACTGACCAACAAGTTCGCTACACACGTAACGAAGAAGCTATTCACGCAATGGTCGGTATGCAAATTATTCACACTATTCGCGAAGAATATCCTGAACTTTTTGATCAAGAATTACAAGATCGTATTGCTCATGAAGCAGAGCAAGCTTTTATCGCAGAAAGCAAAATTATTGACTGGATGGTCAATGGCACTCAAGAAGATGGTCTTTCTGCCCCCGTTTTAAAAGAGTTCATTAAAAATAGAATCAATGAATCATTGTCTGGAATTGGTTTTAAACAAGTGTTTGAAATTGATAACACCCTTCTCGATGAAACTTTTTGGTTTGATGAGCAAGTTCTCGCACCAAATCAAACTGACTTTTTTCATTCTAGACCCGTAGAATATGCCAAAAACTCACAATCCTACGACGAAGAAGAACTGTTTTAATATATGACAAAAGAAAAATACTACTGGTTAAATGAAGACTCTATTAAATTTTTGGAGCAAGGTTATCTCGGAGAGGGGCAATCCCCTATTGAGAGAATTGAAGAGATTGCTAAAACAGCGCAGAAGATTCTTGGCGTAAAAGGCTTTGCTAATAAGTTCATTGATTACATGTCTCGCGGCTTTTACAGCTTATCCACCCCTGTATGGATGAACTTTGGAAACGAAAGGGGAAATCCAATTTCTTGTTTCAATAGTCACATATCGGATAGCATCGAAGCATTTCTAACTAAACAAGCGGAAGTGGGAATGATGACTAAAGTTGGTGGCGGAACTTCTGGATATTTTGGAGATATTCGTTCAAGGGGTTCTAAGATCTCTACTGGTGGTGTCGCAGAAGGCGCTGTCCGATGCATGGAGCTGTTTGATAACGTAGCGAAGATCGTTAGTCAGGGCAGCGCTCGTAGGGGTAGCTTTGCAGCTTATCTGCCAATTGATCATGGCGACTTCGATGAGTTCATGAAGATACGCTCTGATGGGCATTCTATTCAAGAGATGTCTATTGGCGTTACAATTCCAGAGGGTTGGATGCAGTCAATGATTGACGGAGACAAAGATAAGAGACGCAGATGGGGATCTGTCATCAAGAAAAGATCTGAAACTGGTTATCCTTATATCTTCTTCACAGATAATGCGAATAATCAAGCACCGCAGGTTTATAAAGATAAAGAATATAAAATCAATGCAAGCAATCTCTGCTCCGAAATTTTTCTTCCGTCATCAAAAGATGAATCGTTTGTTTGTTGCCTTTCTTCTTTGAATTTGCTTTGGTGGGATGAAATCGAAAAAACAGATGCTGTTGAAACAATGGTGATGTTCTTAGATGCTGTTATGACAGAGTTCATTGAAAAAACCAAAGACAATCGCTTGATGGAAGCTGCGCATAAGTTCGCTAAGAATCATCGTGCATTAGGAATGGGCGTTCTTGGCTATCACAGCTATCTTCAATCTAAAATGATTGCATGGGAAAGCATGGACGCTCATTTTGAGAACATTGCAATTTTTTCAGAAATTCGTAAACGTGCTGACAAAACTTCGGAAGAGTTGGCTACGATGTTTGGTGAGCCAGAGGTATTAAAGGGTTACGGTCGTCGCAATACGACAACTCTTGCTATCGCTCCAACTACAAGCTCCAGCTTTATTTTGGGGCAAGTAAGTCCAAGTATCGAACCTCTTAACAGCAACTATTTTGTCAAGAACCTTGCTAAGGGTCAATTTACTTTCCGCAATCCTAAACTTGAAGAAGTTTTGGAATCAAAAGGTAAAAATGATAAAAAAACATGGAAAAGCATTTTGATTCATGGTGGCAGCGTTAATCATCTTGATTTCTTTACAGAACACGAAAAGAATGTTTTCAAAACTTTTGCTGAGCTTTCTCAGAAAGAAGTTATCATTCATGCTGCTCAAAGACAAACTCATATTGATCAAGGGCAATCTCTCAATTTGATGATTCCTGCTGGCACGAAACCAAAAGAAATTAATGAACTGATGATCTTTGCTTGGCAACAAGGTATCAAATCTCTTTACTATCAAAGAAGTTCTAACCCTTCACAAGATTTAGCTAGATCAATTTTGACATGTTCTAGTTGCGAAAGTTAATTTTTTTAATAAAAAAAAGTGTAACATATTTGTATGGAATTAGATTTCTCTCTTCAAATTAAAGACCTCTTCGAAAATTCAGAAGCGGCGAAAAGATCTGGACCTAAAAGCGGGGCGCAAACCCCCGCTAAACCGTCTGAGCGCAGAAGAGGATCAGATAAGAATCCAGCAGGTTCAGCGTCTAAAGATGGTGCGAAAATTGCATTCTCTGAAAAGATTATTAATTCTTTAAAAGAAAAGGTTAAAAATCATAACGAAAAATCTGGTAAGAAAGTGACGCTTTCTCAGTTAAAGAAAGTATATCGTCGTGGTTTAGGTGCGTTCTCTTCATCTCACAGACCTGGTCAGAATAGAAATAGCTGGGCAATGGCTCGCGTTAATATGTTTTTGAAAATGCAATCTGGTGGTAAAGTTAAAAATTCCTACAGAGCTGCCGATCAAGATGTAGCATCAGGTGAAGAACTTTATTACGATCAAAAGCCTGAAGATATTTTTTGGGAATTTGATACTATTGATTTTGATTTGGCGCGTATTGATCTTCTTAAAGCAAGCGTGGATTTAGAAGAAGAGGGGAATATTGATATCTTTGATATTGATTACAGCGAAGCTGAGAAAAAGACTCTTGGCAAACCATTTCGTCTTCCATCTGGCTCTAATAAAAAATTTGGTGTCTATGTTAAAAATGACAAAGGAAACACTGTGATGGTTAAGTTCGGCGATCCAAACATGGAAATTCGCAGAGACGATCCTGATCGTAGGAGAAATTTCCGCGCTCGTCATCAGTGCGATACTAATGTTGGTCCTCGCTGGAAGGCTCGCTACTGGAGCTGCCGATTCTGGAGCAATAAACCCGTTTCATCTATGGCATCGGAAGAATTTCTTCTAAGCGATGATGACGGCACAGATTGGGATTGGGACGATTCTTCTTTCGTTGAACATGAAGAAATACTGGCAGACAATCCAGAGCTAAAAAATGTAGAAATTCAAGTTGAAGAAGTTGATCTGTGATATATAATCATGCATAAAGCATGAGCTATAGAGTTTCAGTCATTACTTCTATTTACAAATCTGAAGAATTTTTATTCGATTGGTTTCTTGATATCAAGAGACAATCTATTTTTTCAGAAGCTGAATTCATTCTTTTAGATTGCAATGAAGACGACTCAGACTTGTCTACCATTCAGAAGTTTTTGCCATCTAGCAATATAAAGTATCACAAGCTAGGATACTGCTCTGTCTATGAAGCTTGGAACAAGGGCATAGAATTATCTAGTTCCAACCTTTTAACAAATTGGAATACGGATGATCGCAGAAGCATCAGCTCTCTGTCTAGCCAAGTTTCATTTTTAGAAAAAAATCCAGATATAGATGTCTGTTATGGACCGACATTGGTTACAAAAATTCCCAACGAAACTTTTGAATTCTGTAGGTCTAATTTAGTTTATCAATCTCTCGATGGATCTTTAGAGAATTTGATGCGCCACAATTCTCCTCATTGCCTTCCAATGTGGAGGAAGTCTGTTCATGAGCGATTTGGAATATTTGATACTTCTTATTTTTCTGCGGCAGATTACGACATGTGGTTTAGGGTTCTAACTGGCGGTGGTAAAATAGCCCCAATAGAAGAAACTATCGGTTTATATTATGAGAATCCAAATGGTATATCAACAAATCCAGTATCTCTCGATAGAGCTATTAAAGAAGTATTCAGCATTAGAGATAAATATAAATGATCAATCTAATTACATGTTGCGATCAAAAATTTTTAGACAAAGCTATCAAATGCTTAACTAGCTCATTTGAAATCGACAATAGCATAAAATACACAATTTATGTATTCGGCAGTGAAGAGGTTAACTCTAAAATACCAGATTTTATATCTATAAAAAGAATACCGCAAAATATTAAAAACCTTAACGACACTTATTTATTTGCGTATAAATATTGGTCTATATTAGATAGTTTTTTAGAAAACGAGCATGTTGTATACACAGACTCTACTCATTTTATAAATAAACCTTTATCGAATATAATTAATTTCTATTCAAACGATTGTTTGTTATTAAGATATAAAGACGGTCAATTCCTAATAAAAGATTGGACTACGAAAAAATGTATAGAAGAGCTTGATGGTGGAAATTATTTACATAATTCACAAATTTGGGCTGGCTTTCAAGCTTACAAGAACACGGTCAAAAACAAACAATTTGTAAAAAAAATACTCGATCTATGTTTAGATACCGATATCTGCTATCCTTTACCATCCGCATATAAACCAGATGGCGACGATTCCGATTGTCTGTATCACAGAAATGATCAATCTATTTTATCAATAGAAGCTATTAAAAATAATGTCTATCCAGAATTCGACGAATCAATAGATTTGTCTTTCGGCGATTTTCAGTCGGTTTGCGTTTTTTACCCCAATGATTATTCGGGAGACGTATTAAATAATTTAAACAGATATGTTTATCCAAGACACTTTAAAAAATAAAAAAATGAACAAAACAACACATTACAATACAAGATCTGAACTCTTAGAACTGGTTCCCAAGAATTGTAACTTTTTAGAAATTGGCGTTTTCGTTGGCGATTTCGCAAAAGAAATTCTCGAAAAAGTTAGCCCTAAAAATTTATATCTTGTTGACATCTGGTTAGGGAAATATGGATCGGGAAATAAAGACGGAGAGAATCACTACGAAATAGAAGACATGCAAACAGTTTATTTGAATCTTTATCAAAAATATAAAGACTACAATAATATACATTTAGTGAGATCTGCTTCAGTTCCATTTTTGCAAAGTTGTGAAAACGATTTTTTTGATGTCATCTATATAGATGGAGATCATACAGCTCAAGCAGTTTATGACGACATATTCTACTCTTATCAAAAAATAAAGAATGGCGGAATAATCATGGGACACGATTACCACTATCAAGTAAAATATGCTGTTGATCTTTTTTGCGAACAGTTTAATCAAGAAATAAAATATATAGCTGACGATGGATGTCCATCGTTTTTCATAGAAATTAAAAAATCATAAAATGATTATATACCATCATTTGGGGATTGGAGATCATATTATCTGTAACGGTCTAGTAAGAAATTTGTATAAAAAATACGGATCTGTAGATTTATTTTGTTATGGCTATAATGAGGCTAATGTGAAATACATGTATAGAGATCTAAAAAATTTAAACACAATTCCTGTGTCTTCAGATCAAGAAGCAAATTCAATTATAATAAAAAATAATTTTGATGTGTTAAAAATAGGATTCGAAAATTTGTATATGAACGAATCGTCTGAATCTTTTGATATCGGATTCTATAAAATGGCGGATTTACCCCTCTCTTCCAAATTTGATGATTTTTATTTAGAAAGAGACATGGAGAAAGAGATTCTTATTTCGAAAGATTTAAACCCAGAAAATGAACCTTATATATTTATTCATGGAGATTTGGACATGAGCAAAATAAGACAAGACATCAAAATTATTCATAACCCAAAAGAATATAGTTTATTTAATTTAATTTCTTTATTGGAGAATGCCGAAGAAATTCATGTGATGGAATCGAGCCTAAAATGTCTTATAAATCAATATAAACTTACTAAACCCAAATTATATTATCATAATTATGTAAAATATTGTTCTGAATTTTATAATACAACAGGATTAAATACCTATCAAATTATTAGTTAATATGCTCGAAATACAAATTAGCGTTGGAGAACTTTTAGATAAGTTGTCAATTTTAAAAATCAAAAAAGAAAAAATCTTTGACGATAAAAAGTTGAAGTATGTAGAAGAAGAGTTCGAGATCTTAAACGAAAAATCTTCATCATTTTTAAATGACGAGAACATTAAGAAAATTTATAACGATCTTTATTTGACGAACAAAGACTTGTGGGCAATTGAAGACGAGTTGAGAATTCTGGAAAAAGTAAATGAATTTAATGCTCAATTCGTTGATCTAGCTAGAAAAGTCTACAAAGTAAACGATCATCGTTTTTCGTTAAAAAGCAAAATAAACGACATTACCAACTCTTCAATAAAAGAACAAAAAAGCTATAAATAATATGCAAGGACAAATAAATTTATATGATCAAGCTGGCATAGATATTAGAAATATATGCGAAAGAGAAGATGTCAAAACTATCGTTGAAATAGGAACGTGGAATGGCAGAGGTTCTACATTTTGCGTTTACGAGTCTATTAAGAATACAGAAAAAAGATTAATATCTCTGGAAACGTGGAAAGAAATGTATGATCTTTCTTTCGACTTTTACCAAGACAAAAAAGAAGTTTCTATTATTAATGGATATATCAGCGAAAAACTATTAGATTTTGACTCATTGCATGATTCGTTTTTTACTGATTATGATAAAAATTTAAAACTATCATGGTATAACGAAGACCTAAAAAACATCAATAATTGTAAAAATGTTTTGGATCAAATTCCAGAAGAAATAGATTTTCTAATTTTAGATGGTGGCGAATACTCTAGTTGGGAAGAATATTTAATCTTAAAAGATAGATCAAAAATTATCTTTCTTGATGATACTAGACCTCCAACAATTAAAAACTTTATGGCAAGAGAGGATTTGCTTAAAACCCGCAAAGTCATAGTAGATAATTTATATGTTAGAAATGGATACTGCATTTTTGAAAAATGAAAATAGCAATACAAACAATAATTTTTAATGGCGAAAAACATTTGCCCGATAAGATGTTGCTCGCATGGCTTGAACAAGCAAATAACATAGCTGATTATGTGTTTATTACAGAAGGAGCCACAAAAGCAATAAATCATTACTGGGACGGAGACACATCGGAATTTACAGTAGATGGCAAATCCACCGATAATACATGTTCGGTAATTAAAGAATATATTAAAGACAAGCCGAAATTCTTCTTTAAAGAAGCTGATGGATTTTGGGATGGAAAAACCAATATGTTAAACTATTGGTTTGATAATTCACAAGAGATTCGTGATGTAGATTATGTCTGGCAAATTGACGCTGATGAGTTTTATTCAAATGAAAGCGTTGATAAAATAATCAATCTATTAAATAGCGAACGTCCATCAAGGATTGATTTTTTTGCTAATCATTTTTGGGGTGATTTTAATCACTGTATTGACGAAAGATCCGATGGTGTATGGGCAAATTTGATACCTTGGATGAGAATTTTTAGAGTCAATGAACAAAGCAGATGGATATCCCATGAACCGCCGAACATGTATTTTAATGAATATGAAAAGATTATTTCAAAATATGAAACATTAAAATTGAAAATAAAACTTGACCATTACAGTTATGTAACAGAAGACCAAGTGGCGTTTAAAAGCAAATTTTATAACGCTCCTGATAAAATAAAATTATTTAATGAATGGAAAAAAGATAAAAATACGCCAATATTTGGATGCAGTGTATTCGAATTTGAAGGAGACCATTCAGAAATAATAAACAAATATTATAAAATATGAACATCGCTATTTGCATATCTGGAAATAAAAGAACATTTGATAAATTAAAACAAAATATTGAATTTAATTTAATAAATGGTTCAAATAAAATTTTTGCCGTGCTTGATGAGCAAATAGATTTAGATATTAATAGGGCTTTATATTTTCAAGAGCAAAAATTATTTACTGATTATATTGACAAATTTAATAATCAAAAAAGACCAGAAACTTCCGTGAATAATGTTTTGCAAATGTTTTATAGGATATATAAATGTGGTCAATTAAAAAAAGAATACGAAAATGAAAAAAATACAAAATTTGATATTGTGGCTAGGCTTAGACCTGATTTAGAATTTTTAAATAAAGTGGATTTTAAATTTTTAAATGATAATGAAATCGCAATTCCATCTGAATATAATTTTGGAGGTATATGTGATCAGTTTTTTTATAGTAATTCAAAAACATATGATAAAATATCTGAACTATATTTAAATATTTTAAATTATATTGATGAAGGCTGCGTATTTCATCCAGAAACTTTATTGATGCATCATTGCTGCAAAAACGATATAAAACCCATTATTCAAGAAGATTTAAAATTTAAAATAAATAGATAAATGAAAAAAATAATAATACTAGCTGGACATAGTAATAGATTTTTAGAGAAAGGATATACAATCAAACCTTTAATTAAAATAAATCAAAATCTTATTATTGAAAAAGCAGTAAGCTCCATTTATGAAAAAGAGCAGGACTATAAAGATTATATCTTTATAGTAAAAAAAAGCGATGTTGAAAATTTTTCAATCAATAAAATACTACAAGAAAAATTCAATAAATGCCAGATCTGTGAAATTGATGATCATTTTTTAGGACCAGTATATTCTGTTATGCAAATTTTTGACAAAATTCCAGATAATCAAAAAGCCATAATTTGTTATTGTGATCTTTTTATTAATTGGAACTTCTCTAAATTTACTGAATTCGCAGAAATGCAAAATTGTGATGGATTAATAGCGTCCCATAATAATTGGCATCCACATAGAATTCATAATAGCTACTTCGCCTATATGAACGTGGATAATAACAATAATGTAATTGAAATTAGGGAAAAAGAACACTTCACTAAAGATCCAATAAATGAATTTGCATCTAGCGGAATTTACTATTTCAAAACAGGCGCAATGCTAAAAAAATACTTCAATAAACTTATAGAAGAAGATATAAAAGTTAATAATGAGTTTTATGTAACTCTTCCTTTTAATTTGATGATTAATGACGGTTTGATTGTGAAGCATTTTGAATCAAAAAATTATTTTTGTCTAGGAACTCCAAAAGATGTTGAAATAATAGTTGGATGTGATATAATTATTCGAAATCTAAAAGGATTTGAATACAATCCAAATCAATTGATTGAATATTTTAAATTATATTTCGAACATGAACAATCTTAAAGAAAAATATATAGGCAAAAAAATAGATCACATGGACATCTTAAACATCGAAGACGCAGCGAAAAAATCAATTGGTAAAAAATCTATTATTGTTACTGGAGTGACAGGACAGGACGGAAGTCACATGGTCGATTATCTTTTAGCTAATACGGACTATGAAATTTTTGGATGCGTTCGTAGGCTTAGTGTTTATAATCATAAAAATATTTCTCATATCAATAATGAGCGTTTTCATTTGATTAATTTCGACCTTACTGACAGCCATTCAATTTCGAGAATCATTGAAAAGATCAAACCAGACTATTTTATTAATTTAGCAGCTCAAAGTTTTGTGGGCAGCAGCTGGGATTTTGCTCATCAAACTTGGGAAACAAATTCAACTTCCACTCTTCATATTCTTGAAGCGATTAGACTTTATCACCCAACCTGTAGATTTTATCAAGCTGGCTCCTCAGAAGAGTTTGGCGACGTATCTTATACCCCTCAAGATGAGAATCATCCATTGCGCCCAAGAAGTCCATATGGAGCGTCTAAAGCGGCATCAAGACAGCTTGTCAAAGTTTGGAGAGAGTCGTATAATCTTTACGCTATTCAGGGTTGGCTTTTTAATCACGAAGGAACTCGTAGGGGAGAGGAATTTGTTACTCGTAAAATAACAAAAGCCGTAGCTCGCATTAAAAAAGCCCTCGATAATAATCAACAATTTAATCCACTTGAATTGGGAAATATTGATGCGCAAAGAGACTGGAGCGATGCCGAAGATTTCGTCGGAGGAATCTGGCTGATGCTTAATCAAGAAGAGCCAAAAGAATACGTGCTATCTTCAAATGAAACGCACACAATCCGCGAATTTGTTGAACTCGCATTTGAAACAGCTGGAATTCAAGGTTATTGGGCGGGATCGGGATTAAATGAAACATTCTTGCAAAATGAAACGCAAAGAGTATTGATGGCTATCAATGAAAAATTTTATCGCCCCGCCGAAGTAGAACTTCTTCTTGGTGATTCAAGCAAGGCTCGTCAAGAGCTTGGATGGAAACCAAAAACTTCTTTTAAAAATTTAGTTGACAAGATGGTTTTTTCAGATATGCTATCTCTAGATGGCGAAGAGTAAGATCAACAAAAAGCATATACTCGCAAGACTCACGCTTGTCCCAGCAAAGGATAAGCGTTTGTTTTATATGCGAGAAATGAAGATGCTCAACGATCTTTGTGATCGTTATTCAGTTGAATTTATGAATGAAGCTTCTTTTGATAAGAAGTTTGATTCGTTGGCTTATCTAGTTTGTGATAAACTAAAGGAGACTTTAGATAAAAAGTTTCGTGCATTCAATTTTAAAGTTGACTTGTCTAAGTATATAGATTACGATATAGGTGAAAAGGTCGGCAAGGATGTCGAGGTAGAAAAGAAAATTAAATCATTAAAGAATTTTTTAGATGGCTAAAATTAAACAAGAAAAAAATAGGGAAGTGTTGAAGTCGAGTGCGGTTCTGGGTTCGTTCTTAAAACAAAACTCAGAAGATCATTATAACTTCGAAGAAGAAATTGATTATAAAGTTTCAAGCGGCTCTTTGCAGCTAGATCTGAGACTTGGAGGTGGTCTTACGCCAGGTCTACATAGATTTTGCGGAATGAATGAGGGTGGAAAAACTTCCGCTGCTCTATCATTTATGAAGAGTTTTCTAGAAACCGTTCCCAATTCTAAGGGTTTCTATATCAAAGCTGAAGGTCGCCTTTCCAAAGAAATGCGGGAAAGATCTGGTATCAAATTCGTTTTTAATTCTGAAGAGTGGGAAGCTGGCACATGTTTTGTGTTCGAAAGTAATATCTACGAAACTGTTGTTCAAGGGATGCGTGAACTCGTCACAAAAAACGAGGAAGAGAATCGTTATTATTTCCTACTTGATTCTGTCGATGGACTAATCACAAAAGGAGATCTTGATAAAGACTTTGAAGATTCTAATAAAGTCGCTGGCGGCGCTGTTATTGCAGCTAACTTTATGAAGCGACTATCTATTGCTCTAGCAAAGAGGGGGCATATGGCAGTATTTGTCAGTCAAGTTCGAGCGGATATTAAACTAGATCCATACTCTAAAGCTCCAGTGCGCCAAACAACTGCAACTGGCGGTAACGCTCTCCTGCATTTTGCGAACTGGATTCTTGAATTTGAGCCTAGATATAAGGGAGATTTAATTCTTAAAAATCCATCTGAAAAACAGATCGACGCTGTAACTAATCCAATTATCGGACACTTCGCGAAGGTTACTGTTAAGAAATCACCAAATGAAAAAACTAACTTAACCATTTCTTATCCAATTAAATATGGTCGTACGAATGGTAATTCCATATGGATTGAAAAAGAAATTGTTGATCTTCTTCTTTTGTGGGAGTTTGTTACTAAAGGGGGATCTTGGTATACTGCGACTGAAGAATTTGAAGAATTACTTTCGGAAAATTCCCTTCCAGCTTTCGGCAAAGTACAAGGACTAGATTCGGTATTTAGTAAAATAGAACAAGATCAATTACTCAGCAAATTTTTAATTACTTACTTCAAAAAAGCAATTTGCGATGAAGTTTAAAACCATCAATGGTTCTACAGCTGAACTCAAAAACGCTAAAAAATATTTAATCAAATGGAAAGGCAAGAGCCGTAGCAAGTTCCAACTTTCAGTAAAAGATTTTCTTCATCCTTATTGGAAGAATGATATCGTATTTGAAGAATTTAGGCTTGTCAATACACTGCTTTCTTTTGATTTTTATAACGCTAATAAAAAAATTGCGATAGAAGTCCAAGGCGGTCAGCACACAAAATACGTTGAGTTCTTTCACGGCAGTCGCTTTAAATATCTGCAACAATTAAAAAGAGATGAAAAGAAATTAAAATTCTGTGAAGCGAACGAAATCACACTTGTCGAAATATATCCCAAAGATAAAATTAATGAAGAGCTTTTTTTATCATTTGGCGTGATTTTGTGATTGACAAAGTTTATCAATACGTTAATGTAAATCCACATGATCTATAACTTAGAACTAGAAAAACAACTTTTAGCCGCTCTAATCAAAGAGCCTGAAAGCTATTGCGAAATTTCAAACTTTATTAGCCATAAGGACTTTTACAGTGAAGATTCTGGACTCCACAGTTCCATCTTTACTGTTGTTAAGCAAGCGATTGATGCTAGTGATCAAATTGACGAGGTCATTGTAGCTCAGCGAGTATCTTCTCTTGGCTTGTCATTTGAGGATCGTCTGAATCCAGCTGATTATATTCGCTCTCTAGCTATGCGCAAAGTTCCGCATGGCAATTTAATCAAAACAGCCAAGGAACTCAAGAAGTTTACTATTCGTAGAGAGCTATATGAATCTGCGCAAGAGATTGCGCGTAAGATGAAGTCTATCGCTCCAGAATCAAGCTATAGCCAAATTATTGGGGCAGCAGATAGCTCTTACAACTCTCGTATTAATTTATACGAGATAGGCAATGATACGCCAGAAAATATCTACGAAGACATGGAAGCTCTTATTGAAGAGCGTGGCAACAATCCGATTACTGAATTTGGAATGATGGGTCCTCATGAAAAAATCAATGAGATATATGGATCACTTCTAAGACCTGGAAATATAACTGTTATTGTAGCTAGGTCTGGAGTAGGAAAGACTCAATGGTGCATGGATTACTCTACAAAAGTATCCATGAAATATAATGTTCCAGTTCTACATTTTGATAATGGCGAGATGAGCAAAGAAGAACTTATTATGCGTCAATGTGCAGCAATCTCAGGAGTTCCAATGCATTTGCTTGAGACAGGCAACTGGAGAAAGGCTGGATCGGAAGTCGTAGATAAGGTTCGCTCTACTTGGGCGAAAGTAAAAGATCTCAAATTCTATTATTATAATGTCGGCGGCATGGATGTAGATGCAATGATTAAAGTTCTCAAGCGATTTTATTATGCAAAAGTTGGTCGCGGCAATCAAATGATTTTCTCATTTGACTATATTAAAACGACTTCCGAAGCTAGCGGTGGCAAGAATGAATGGCAAGTTGTCGGCGAAATGGTAGATAAATTCAAGAAGTGTATTCAAAAAGAAATTCTTCATGAAGGTGATCCTATTATTCCTATGATTACATCCGTCCAGTCAAATAGGAGCGGTATTACGAATAATCGTCAATCACAAAATATTGTTGATGATGAGAGCATTGTATCTCTATCAGACCGAATCACTCAGTTCTGCTCGCACATGTTTATTCTTCGTAATAAAACTGCTGATGAAATTGAAACTGAGGGTCGTAACTTCGGCACTCATAAGATCATCAATGTAAAAGCTCGACATCTTGGTAAAGATATCGCTGGTGCTGTAGAGCCTGTTAGAATTGGAGATACACTGCGTAAAAACTTTATCAATCTTGAGTTCCATAATTTCTGTATTACAGAAAAAGGAGATCTCCGTGATATCGCTCGTATGACAGAAGGTGGCGGAGATCTAGAAGGCAATGAATCAGATGACTTACCAAACTTCAATTGATCCTAGCCATATTAAGCCTACCCTTGAAAAAATAGGGTATCGCTTAATTGATTGTGGCAATCATTGGCGTACAAAAGCTTTATATCGAGGCGGCGACAATGATACTGCTATTTGTGTTTATAAAAATAGTGGAGTATGGACAGATTTCGCACAAGGCAGTCAAAAGTTTCCATTTGAAAGATTAATCAAGCTGACTTGCGGCTCTGATCCGCGAGCTATTAAAAAAATCCTTTCGTCAATTAACAAATCCGAAGAATACGTATATACTACAAAACAAACAATCGAAATGGACGCAATCTATCCCGAATCAATGCTGAACAATCTGTTCCCGAACTTTTCTTTTTATAAAAAGAAAGGCTTGTCAGATGATACTTTAAATTTTTATAAAACTGGATTAGCACAGTCTGGCAAGATGTATCGTCGAATGGTATTTCCAATTTATAATGAACATCATCAAATCATTGGATTCAGTGGAAGAAAAATTGATTGTCAAAACGACAAGATCCCAAAATGGAAACACATCGGTAAAAGAAAGAATTGGATTTACCCAGCATATATACCTGCTGAAGAAACAGTTGATTCTATTATTCGCAAAACTAGCGAAGTAGTAATTGTGGAAAGCGTCGGAGATAGTATGGCTCTTTTTGAATCTGGAGTTAAGAATACATTGGTATCTTTTGGATTAGGATGCCCATCTATCATGTTATCGTATCTTAGCTCTTTTCCAGTAAAGAGAATTGTTATCGCTGGCAATAATGATTTGGATGGTGAGAATCATGGATATCTTGGGTGTGTCAAAACGCTGTTGAATCTTCTTCCGTATTTTGATTTCAACTGCATTGAGATTAATCTTCCGCCAGAATCTCATAACGACTTCTCTGATGCATTTACTTCTGGAGTTGATCTAAAAAAATGGTACAATACCCCTGTAGACCGTTCTCAATTCATTAAGGAATTGATTACTTTTGTAGCCGCCAACAAACAGAAATTTAAAGAAAAAGATCTGTCTATGCTAAGAAAAGTATTAAAATCTATATGAGTGATCTAAAAAATTCGTTATCTGCCAGTAGAATCAAGACGTTGCAGTCTTGTAGTTGGATGTATTATGCTAAATATGTTCTCGGTATTCCCGATAAGGGTAATGACGGTAGTTCTCGCGGCACAGTCTGTCACTTAATATTTGAAGTTCTCGGTGATACTCGTAGGAAAAAAACCTACAATAAAATCATTAAAACTCAAGATGTTTTTGCGGTAAAATCTATCCAAAAACTGATCTTTAAACATGCTAAAAGATTGGGCGTAGATGATGATGATAATATTGAGCTGATTAAAAAAATGATACTCAATGGTTTGATGTATGATTTCTTTGGTCTATCGAAAGGAAAACCTTCACTTTCTGTTTCAGAACAAGACTTCGAAATTGTTGTTAATGACGGCAAATTCAAATATAAAATCAAAGGCTTTATTGATAAGCTATTCTTATATAAGAAACAAAAGTTTGCTCTAATTCGCGACTTCAAAACCAGCCGTGAAACATTTAAAGGAAAAGACGTTAAAGACAATCTGCAAGATTACATGTATAGTCTTGCCGTAAAACATTTATTTCCTGAGTATTCTAACAGACAAAGTGAATTCCTGTTTCTCAAGTTCGACTTAGATGATTCAAAAAATTCTGGCATTATTAAAATGGCTACGATTGATGATGACGATTTGGAAGGATTTGAATATCAACTAACAGCTATTCAAGAATATCTCGATAACTTTTCTAAAGAGGATGCTTATTCTAACTTCGCTTCAAAACAACCTTTTCCTAAAGATAAAACATTCAGTGGACCACTACAATGTGGCTTTGCAAAATATGAGGGTCAATTAAAAATTGATGGAACTCCTATGTGGGCATGTTCTTGCAAGTGGGCTTTCGATTATTTTGCCGCTATTGATGAAAATGGAAAACAATTAAAATCGTATTTTAATGAATCAGAAGTACCAGAAGGTCAAAAATATGAAAAGCGTAGGTATGATGGTTGTCCTGCATACCAAAAAAAGTCTTGACATCATAGAGGAACTACGTTATTCTCTTTTTGATGATTCCCATATTTACCTCTCACTTCTCAATAGGGAAGAGTATTTTAACACTAAACCATCCCGATAAAGAAACATCGGATGGTTCTGACAGTATCTTTTCAATTGCCAAAGAAAATGGTCTTAAACATCTGTTCTTAGTTGAAGAATCAATGACTGGCTTCTTTGAGGCTTTTAGAATCTCAAAAGAGATGGGTATTGATTTGCACTTTGGCTATAAATTTGTATGCTGCAATTCTGATGGTAATGAAAAATCTAATCATAAGCTGATCGCATTTGCAAAAAATGATAATGGATGCAAAGCTCTGAACAAGCTTTATTCATTTATCAATACAAGTCAAAATAAAGCGATTTCTAATGACGACTTGATAGCTAAATGGAGCGATGATTTGATGTTGGCAGTTCCCTTCTATGATTCATTTATCTTTAATAATCAAATGATTATGGGTCACTGCATTCCTAATATTGGTGGACTTAACCCAGTATTCTTTGTCGAAGACAATGGATTGCCATTCGATCATCTACTAAAAGAAGCTATTGCCCACTACGTATCTCAAAGAACGCCAAATTATTCTACTCAATTTGTGCAGTCTATTTTTTATAAGTATAAATCTGATTGCGATGCATTCCAAACATATAAGATTCTCAGTGATCGTAAATTTGGAAGACAAGCTACTCTTTCTTGCCCCAATTTAAATCATTTTGGCAGCGATGAATTTTGCTGGGAAGCCTACAACCATAAACTCGAAACAACTCTTAACCAACAATGAACGACTTACTAAGATTTAAAAAAGATCAGAGTTATATCTGTGTAGACACCGAAACGGAGGGATTGAATCTAACATCTTCTAAACCTTGGCAGGTTTCATGGGTCGTTTGTCGAGGTCATAATATAATCTCAAAGCATGATCACTTTATTCGCTGGGATAATATTAATGTTTCCGCTGATGCTGCAAGAATTACTGGTTTTGATAAAGACTATTATTACTCCAGAGCGGAAGACCCAATGGAGGTTTTCAAAAAGCTTTCTAAGTATCTTTATGATCCATCATTTTTATTGATTGGTCAAAATTTGCTGGGCTTCGATGTATATATGATCAATGTTTGGCGTAAGCTGATGGAAATGAAAAGCGATTATTCTTACGTTAATAGAATTATCGACACCAAATCAATATCAACAGCTATCTTTAAGAACATCTTACCCGATAAAGAAAATTTCTTGTCTTGGCAGTATAAGATGTTGCATATCCGTGAAAAAGGATTAAAGACTAGCCAAGCATTTATGCTAAAATATTACGACATTCCTCATGATCCAAAAAAACTTCACGATAGTCTTTATGATGTCGAAATGACTTTTGAGATTTTCAAAAAACAAATTTTTAATATTGACCTATGATCGAACAATTCACACCTTACGCATCTCCGTTCCCAGCAGGAGTAAAACTCCCTGAAATTAAAATTGAGCAGAGGCATTATCAAAGCTTGGGTATTGATAATAATATTTCTAACTTTGATTTCTTACGTCGCATCTGCTTTGAGGGCGTTAAGAAAAAAGGCATTCTCGATTTTGCAAATAAAGAAAAATATTTTGAACGTCTCAAGATGGAGCTGTCCGTATTCGAAGAGCTTGGCTTTATCGACTATGTTCTATTAAATTGGGATGTCATGAATTTCTGTCATGAAACAGGAATTCCTACGGGAGCGGGAAGGGGTTCTGCGCCTGGAAGTTTAGTTCTATACGCCATTGGCGTAACTAATATTGACCCCATTAAACATGATCTATTCTTTGAAAGATTTGTATCAAAAAGCCGTGCGCGAAAAATTGAACACAATGGAGAAGTGTTTTTGGACGGGTCTCTCTTATGCGATGTCGATAATGATATTAGTTATGATAGACGACAAGAAGTCTTAGATTATATTAATAAAAAATACGCTGGCAGAACTTCTAAAATTCTCACCTTGAATACTTTAAGCAGTAAGCTCTGCATTAAAGAATGTGGTAAGATCGTTGGAGAAATGTCCGAATCTGAAGTTAATATAATTAGTGATGTTATTCCTAAGAAATTCGGCAAGGTGGCGAAACTCGGCGTAGCATACGAAGAAAACGAAGTCTTCAAAGAATTTGCTAACAAAAATAAAAGAATCTATCGCATCGCTAAAAAGATCGAGGGTCTCAATAAGAATGTTGGAGTGCATCCTTCTGGTATCGCTATCAGTTACTATCCACTCGAAGAGATTATGCCTGTGCAGAATACAGGAGAAGAAGCATTAGTTTCGGGGTATGATATGAACAATGTCGCAGAATTAATGGTTAAATTCGATATTCTTGGCTTGCGCACATTATCAGTAGTCAATGATGTTTGCCAACAAATTGGTTTGAATGTTCGGGATATTGATGTTGAGCATCCATCTATTTATGCGGCACTGCAAACTCTTCAAGCTCCCAAAGGTTTGTTCCAAATCGAAGCAGACACAAACTTTAAAGTTGCACAAAAAGTTGCTCCTCGAAATCTAGAACAGCTTTCGGCGGTAGTTGCTATCGCAAGACCTGGAGCATTAGACTTCTTAGATAAGTATACCGAATATGTCAGAACTGGAGAGTCTCAATCTATTCATCCATTCTTCGATGATGTTCTCTCCTATACTGGCAACATTCCTTTGTTTCAAGAGCAGCTAATGAAGATGGCTGTAAAGGTCGGATTTAACTTGGATGAATCAGAACAACTTCGTCGAATTGTCGGCAAGAAGAAAGTCGATAAAATGGCTGAATGGAAAGACAAGATCTCTCAAAAGATTCAAGAGAATAACTTAGATCCAGTAATTGGAGAAATTCTATGGAAAGTCGCTGAAGACTCTGCAAATTATTCTTTCAATAAATCACATTCGATGGCTTATGCTTATTTGGCAGCAACGACCATCTATCTCAAATTCAATTATCCACAGCAGTTCTTTTTGAGTTTGTTAAAGTTTGCACAGTTTGAGCCAAGTCCTCATGAAGAAATTCTTAAAATCTCTCAAGAACTATCATCGTTCGGAATTAAACTTCTGCCTCCAAGCTTAACAAAGTCGCATATTGATTTTTCTATTGAGGGAGAAGATATTCGTTATGGTCTTAATACGATTAAGGGTGTTTCTACGAAGTCTTTGGAATCATTGCTAGAGTTTCGCCAGAATGCATTCGAAAACAAGTATGAGGTGTTCTTAGCGGCAAAACAAGCTGGTGTCAATGTAGGCTTGATGTCTGGATTAATTCAAGCTGGTCTGCTAGATCACTTTGTTGAGAAAGATCGTTGCCGATTAGTGTTAGAGGCTCAAACATTTAATATTCTCACAGATCGAGAAAAAAGAAATCTAATTATTCTAGGAGAAAAATACGATTTCAATCTTTTGGAAAGTATTAATGACTCTGTCAAAACGAGAGCTGTTGGAGATAACAATAAAGAAATCTTTTCTGACAAGCGTTTTGAAACATTTAAAACAAAATATAAACCCTATAGACAAATTTATGATCAAAATAAACAGCACATCAAATATGCCAATTGGTTTTTCGAAAGCAAATTACTTGGTTATAGTTATTCACAAAATA